GTCAACATCTAATTCATTAGATAAAGGTGGAAGTAATTTTAAAAAACTTTATTATGACTCAGACGTTACAAAACGAAATAAGAATGGCCAGACTTCAAGTGGATTATATGCTTTGTTCTTACCTATGGAATGGGGTTACGAGGGATTTATCGATAAGTATGGGTATCCTGTATTCGACACTCCATCAAAAACGATTGAAGGAATTGATGGTGAACAAATACGCACGGGTGTTATCGAACACTGGGAAAATGAAGTAGAAGGCTTAAAAGGAGATGCTGATAGTTTAAATGAATATTATAGACAATTTCCAAGATCTGAAAAACACGCTTTTAGAGATGAAACAATAAATTCATTATTTAATCTAACAATGAACAAATAGATTTTAATGAAGAAATGGCTTCTAAGGGTTACGTTGTTAGAGGAACATTTTCTTGGAGTAAAGGAATAAAAGATACAGAAGTAATATGGACACCTACACAAAATGGTAGATTTTTACTTTCTTGGATTCCTAATAAAAATTTAAGAAATAATATAATAGAAAAAAATAGTGTAAGATATCCAGGTAATGAAGGTCTTGGTGCTTTTGGGTGTGACTCATATGATATATCAGGAACTGTAGGTGGTCAAGGATCAAATGGAGCATTGCATGGGTTAACCACATTTTCTATGGTCGATGATGTACCTAATACTAAATTTTTTTTAGAATATATAGCTAGGCCACAAACAGCAGAAATATTTTTTGAAGATGTATTAATGGCCTGTGTATTTTATGGTATGCCTATTCTTGCAGAAAATAATAAACCAAGATTATTATATCATTTTAAAAGAAGAGGTTATAGAGGATTCTCAATGAACCGACCCGATAAATTAAAAGGTACTTTATCAAAAACAGAATTAGAATTAGGTGGTATACCTAATACATCTGAAGATATAAGACAAGCACATGCTGCTGCTATTGAATCATATATAGAAGAGCATGTTGGTAAATTAAGTAAAGATTACGGTAATATGTATTTTCAAAAAACTTTAGAAGATTGGTCTAAGTTTGATATATCAAAAAGAACAGCTTTTGACGCTTCTATTAGTAGTGGATTAGCAATAATGGCCTGTAGAAAACATTTATACAGACCAGCACAAGAAAAAAGAAAAATAAGTATTGGCTTTGGGTTTTCTAAATATAAAAACCATGGCGCTCAAAGTGAATTAATTAAATAAATATGGCAAAACACAAGTCAACAGGATATGACTTTCCTAGTCAGGCAGTGCCGGACGCAGAGAAAAAATCTATGCAATATGGAGATAAAGTTGCAAAAGCTATAGAACAAGAATGGTTTAATAGAGGCAATGGCTCCGAAGGAAGGTATTATTCAACAAGAGATGAGTTTCATCGGTTAAGATTATATGCTAGAGGCGATCAATCAATTAGAAAATACAAAGATGAATTTGCTATAAACGGTGATTTATCTTATTTAAATCTTGATTGGAAACCAGTACCTATTATACCTAAGTTTGTAGATATTGTTGTAAATGGTATGCAAGATAGGTTATACTCTATAAAAGCTGTAGGACAAGATCAACTTGCAACAGAAAAAAGAACTCAATATGTTGAAGGTGTACAAAGAGATATGAATGCCGCCGCTATGCTTGATGCTGTAGAAAACCAATTAGGAGTTAATGTAAGAAATGTTGAAAAACAAAATTTACCTAGTAATTCAGAAGAGTTAAATTTATATATGCAATTAAACTATAAACAAGGTATAGAAATTGCAGAAGAGCAAGCTTTAGATAGTATATTTAATCAAAACAGATATGATGATTTAAAGTCTAGAGTTGATTATGATTTAACTGTGCTGGGCATTGGAGCTGTAAAACATTCTTTTAATAACACAGATGGTATAAAATTAGATTATGTTGATCCAGCTAATTTAGTATGGTCATATACAGAAGATCCTTATTTTAATGATTGTTATTATTTTGGAGAAGTTAGAACAATAAAAGTAAACCAACTTAAAAAAGAATTTCCTGAATTATCTGATGAAGATATGGATAGCTTGACTAAAAAAAGCGGTAGTTGGTCAACTTATAATATGAATTATTCTAATCAAAATGAATATAAAGACAATAATATTGTAAGTGTATTATATTTTAATTGGAAAACATGGGAAAATAATGTATATAAAATAAAAGAATTATCTTCTGGTGCAGAAAAAGCTATTAAAAAAGATGATTCATTTAATCCTCCAAAAGATAAAAGAACTAGATTTAAAAGAGTAGCACAAGCACAAGAAGTTTTATATGAAGGTGTTTATATATTAGGAGCCTCTAAATTATTAAAATGGAATAAAGCTACAAATATGATTCGTCCTAATTCTAATACTAATAAAGTATTAATGAATTATGTTGTTGCTGCACCTAGAATATATAAGGGTAAAATTGATTCATTAGTTTCTAAAATGACACCTTATGCTGATTTAATACAGCTTACACATTTAAAATTACAACAGTCAATACAAAAATTAACACCTTCAGGTGTATATGTAGATGCGGATGGCCTTGCTGAAATAGATTTAGGTAATGGCACAAGCTATAATCCTCAAGAAGCATTAAACATGTATTTTCAAACTGGATCTATTATTGGTAGATCATTAACAGTCGAAGGAGATCCTAATCCAGGTAAAATACCTATTCAAGAATTACCAGGCGGTGGTGGAAACCAAGTACAGCTTCTAATAGGTGCATACAATCAATATCTTCAAATGATTAGAGATATAACAGGATTAAATGAAGCACGAGATGCTGCAGATCCAGATCCTAAAGCTTTGGTTGGTGTACAAAAATTAGCGGCGGCTAATAGCAATGTTGCTACAAGACATATATTAGATTCTAGTTTATTTATAACTAAAACACTAGCTGATTGTATTTCATTAAGATTTAAAGATGTATTAGAATATCATCCTAAAAGAGATGCATTTATATCTTCAATAGGGCATTTTTCTGTAGGTTCTTTAAATGAATTAAGAAATTTGAACCTTCATGATTTTGGTATATCTTTAGAACTAGAGCCTGATGAACTAGAAAAAGAAAAGCTTGAAGCTAATATTCAAATGGCTCTTTCGCAAGGCAGTATATTTTTAGAAGATGCTATAGATATAAGACATGTAAAAAATATTAAGCTTGCTAATCAATTATTAAAATTTAGACGTATTAAAAAACAAGAAGCAGATCAAGCGCAAGCACAAGCTGCATCTGTTGCACAAGCTGAAGCACAAGGCCAAGCACAAATACAAATAGAGCAAGCAAAAACTCAAGCTGCACAAGTTGCTGCAGAATCTTCAATACAAATATCTACTGCAGAAAATGAATTAGATATTAAAAAATTACAATTTGAAGCTCAAACTAAAAAAGAGCTTATGCAATATGAATTTGATCTCAATGTTAAACTAAAAGAAATGGAGATTGAAGCACAAAAAGAAATGGCAGATAAAAAAGATATATCAGGACCTCCTAAAATTAATAAACCTAAAAAATCTTTTGAGTCTAAAGGTAACGACGTACTAGGAGGTATTGAATTATCAAGGTTTGAACCAAGATAAATTATTAAATTATTTTATTAAATATTATGAAAGAAGAACAAGTAACAGTTAAAGTGGTTGAAGATACAAAAGAAACTTCACCACAAGAAAAAGAAGCGGCTGTATTAGATGCGGCTGTAAAAGATGGGGATGTAAACCCTGAATATGGACTTCAAAAAGATGGAGTTTATAAAGTTAATTTAGATAAACCACCTAAACAAAAAGAAGATGCCGTTCAAGAGCAAAGCACAAATGAGGTATCTGTACGCGACGGATCCGAAACTAGCAAAGAAGTTCAAGAAGAAAACAAAGAAGAGTCTAAAGAAGTTACCGGAGAAAATAAACAAGAAGAAGAAAATAAAGGTAACGAAGAAGAACAAGGGAAAGAAATAGAATCACCTATAGAACTTGTTACAGATGAAAAAGATAGTACTGACGAGACACGAGTGGATACAAGCACTAAAGATGCCAACACCACAGAAGAACAAGAAGAAGTATTACAGGAAAATAAAACACAAGAATTACCAGAAAACATTCAAAAATTAGTACAATTTATGGATGAAACTGGAGGATCATTAGAAGATTATGTTAATTTAAATAAAGATTATTCTTCTATGGATTCGACCGCATTGGTCTATGAATATTATAGATCAACTAAACCTCATTTAAATAATGAGGATTTATCGTTTCTTATGCAAAAAGAATTTAATTATTCTGAGGATGAGGACGAACCTCAAGATATTAAAGCTAAGCAATTAGCTTTTAAAGAAGAATTATATAAAGCTCAAAAGCATTTTTCAGATTCTAAGGAAAAATATTATGCTGATCTTAAGTTAAGAAAAAAGCAAGAAGTGCCTGAAGAATATAAAAAAGCTTATGACTATTATAATCAAAGCAAACAAGCTGAAGAATTAGTTGAGAAAAATAAAAAAAGTTTTGTATCTAAAACAAACAAGGTTTTTGATGAAGAGTTCAAAGGTTTTGATTTCAAAGTCGGGGATAAAAAATACAGATATAAAGTTGACAATAAACAAAAAGTAAAAGAAACTCAATTAGATTTAACAAACGTATTTGGACAATTTTTAGATAAACAAGGAGATATGCGTAACCCTTACGGTTATCATAAAGCATTATATGCTGCTCAAAATATGGATAAAATAGCGAATCATTTTTATGAACAAGGCCGTGCCGACGCTGTACAACAATCTGTAAAAGAATCTAAAAATATTGATATGTCACCAAGAGCAGACGCTTCTGCAGCAGGTAATATATCAAAAAGTCCAGTTAGAGTTGTTCCATCTACTTCTTCAAATAAGTTGCGCATAAAATGGAATAAATAACTTTAAATTTTTAAAAAATGGCTTTTACAAGTGGAATTCCTGCGGCTTTACAACCGACTCAATCAAAAGCATTATATGCAGGAAATTATATTGATTTTACTGACAGCTCATTTAATATGTGGGCTCAACAGTTTTTACCAGATGTATACGAGCAAGAAGTTGAAAGATATGGAAACAGATCTATTGGCTCTTTCTTACGTATGGTATCTGCGGAAATGCCATCTACTTCAGATCAAATTATTTGGACTGAGCAAGGTAGATTGCATACAAGATATGCGAATATCGTTTACTTAAGTAATTCTGGCACAATGCCAACATCAGGTACAACTCCTGGTACTGCATCTGCTGCAACTACAGGTGGTAATGTTGGAAACTTTTTTGTTCCAACTTCACAACCAACTAGTTTAGGTGTTACTACTCAAGGTACAACAGCTGTTAACTTTAAGAAAGGTCAAACAGTTATGATTCAAGCTCAAACAAGTGCTACCTCTGCAATTGGTGGTACAGGTGCTGTAATCAAAGGTGTAGTTACTAATGTTAGCGGACAATACTTCCAAATTAAATCTTATGGAGGTGTTCCTGCAATCACAAATGCACAAAGATTTACTGCACTTGCTTATGGTTCTGAATTTGCAAAAGGCTCTGGAAACTTTAATGAAAAACTAGATCCTAGTTATGCAACATTTACTAACAGCCCTGTAATTTTAAAAGAACATTATTCAATTAATGGTTCTGATACTGCACAGATTGGCTGGATTGAAGTTACTTCTGAAAATGGAGCTAGCGGATATTTATGGTATTTAAAATCAGAGCATGAAAATAGATTGAGATTTGAAGATTATCTTGAAATGTCAATGGTTGAAGGTGTCAAACAATTAAACACTGGAGCTACTTTAAATTTTTATGATTCTGCACTTACAGCTACTGCTAAAGGTACTGAAGGTTTCTTTGAAGCTATTGAAGCAAGAGGAAATGTATATTCAGGATTTGGAGCGCAAGCTGGTGGTGGTGGAGGTGCGTTAACTGATTTTGACGCAGTTCTAGTACAACTAGATAAGCAAGGAGCTATTGAAGAAAACATGCTTTTCTTAGATAGAAACTTATCTTTAGAAATTGATGACATTCTTGCTCAGCAAAATGGAGGATATTCTGGAGGTACTTCTTTTGGAGTGTTTAACAATAGTGAAGATATGGCACTAAACTTAGGCTTTACAGGCTATAGAAGAGGTTCTTATGACTTCTACAAAACAGACTGGAAATACTTAAATGACTTCTCTACAAGAGGAGGTTTTGGTGACATCGAAGGTGTATTAGTACCTGCTGGTACTTCTACAGTTTACGATCAAGTCCTTGGTCAAAATATCAAGAGACCATTCTTACACATCAGATATAGAGCTTCTGAGACTGAAAATAGAAAAATGAAGTCTTGGGTTACAGGTTCTGTTGGTGGACCATCTAGTTCTCCAATTGATGAAATGAGAATGCACTATTTATCTGAAAGATGCTTAATCGTTCAGGGTGCAAATAATTTCGTATTATTTAAAGACGCTTAATATTTATATAAGTTTTACCCCCGTGTTTTATCGGGGGTAATTCTTATTAATACTTATATTATATTATATTATGGAAACAAAAACTAAAGTGCCAAAAATTGAAAAAAATTGGCAAATAAAAGATAGAACATATATGTTAACTGGAGGTAAAGCACCTCTTAGTTGGACAATACAATCTAAACATACCGCTAGAAAACCTTTATTATGGTTTGATGAAGAACTAGGTGAACAAAGAGAAATAAGATATGCAAGCAACCAAAAATCATTATTTGTAGATGAACAAAAAGGTAATGCAACTCTAGCACACGTAGTTTTTTTAGATGGTATTTTAGAAGTTCCTAAACATCAACAATCTTTACAAAAGCTTTTATCTTTATATCACCCTAAATCAGGTGAAATATGGACTGAAATTGATGAAGAAGCTGAAGCTATGGATGAAGTTGATAATATTGAATTTGAGCTAGAAGCTTTAAATTTAGTTAAAAGTTTAGATATAGAACATTTAGAAGCAGTGATGAGAACAGAATTAGGATCTGCTGTAGCAAACATGAGTACAAAGGAATTAAAAAGAGATGCTTATTTATTTGCTAGAAAAGACCCTGAACTATTCTTAGAAGTTTCTAAAGACGAAGATATTAAATTACGTAATTTAGCAAATAGAGCCGTTGAACGCGGTATCATAGAATTAACAGATGATAACACTATATTTAGATTTGCTAATGGTAAAAAAATAATGCAAGTACCATTTGATCAAAATCCTTATGGTGCATTAGCACAATATTTTAAAACCGACCCAGGCGTTGATTTAATGAAATCTATTACGAAAAAATTATCGTAATGCAAATGATATAGGGCGAGAGATCAGCCCTATATCAACTAATTAAAACAATATAAATGGCTGTAAATATAAACAATGTATACCAAACAGTTCTTGTTATAATAAATAAAGATAACAGAGGATATATAACACCTGAAGAGTTTAATAGATTAGCTGCACTTGCACAAAATGAAATATTTGAAAGTTACTTTAATAAACAAGTTGCTTATGAAAGTCAGATTGAAATAAAAACAGATTTTTCAGATCCAGTATTAACAAATTCTGAAAAAATAAATGTATTTTATGCTAATGCAACTCTTTCACAATCAGGGACTACATTTACTTTTCCAACTGATTTTTATAAATTAGGTGTTGTAAACGTTGATAATGTTGTAGCAGATTTAGTTTCTCATGAGGATTTAAAATTTATAACTTTATCTCCTTTAACCTATCCTGTAAAAACACAGCCTGTATATGCATTAGTTGAAGGGGGTATAAGATTATATCCCTCTTCAATTACATCAGGGGTAACTATAGATTATCTTAAAAAACCTTTAAATCCTAAATGGGGCTATGCAATGCCTACAGCTTCTCAAATAGCAAGTGGTGTTCCAAATGAACCTATATATGATAGTACAGTTTTTAATCCTGCTACTGATGATTATAATGCTATAGCTAAATCTTATGATTTTAGATTACATCCTTCTGAAGAAAATAATTTAGTAATTAAAATACTTTCTTATGCAGGTGTTGTAATAAAACAAGCTGATATAGCAGGCTTTGCGCAAGGAAAAGATCAACAACTACAAGCAACTGAACAATAATGGCAATATCAAGAAAACCTTTAGACGTAGATAATTATTCTGCATTAGATGGCGGAACAGGATTAGCAATACCCGGATATTATAGCCGTGTTAATTTAAATGACATAATAAATAACTTTATAGTTGGTTATACCGGTGATGGTAAAGTATTACCTAAAATACAAAGATATGATGTTGCTTTCTGGGCCCAGAGATCAGTCCAAGAATTTAGTTATGATATATTTCATTCAGAAAAAGCAATAGAAATTGAATTAAACAGTACATTGCAATTATCTTTACCTTCAGATTATGTTAACTATGTAGATATCTCATGTGTTGATAATAATGGTGCTTTAAAACCTATACAAAATAATAAAGTTGTAAAGGCTAGTAAAGCTGTTGCTCAGGATAATGAGTATAGATATTTATATGATCAAGAAGGGAATATTATTTTTAGGGAAACATCGGAAGGTTTAAAAAGATTTAAAGAAAGTACAGAAGCTTTACCTGAAAGAGATTATGAAAACTACTATGATGGTTATTATGAAGATAATGATTTAACTGCATATGGTAGAAGATATGGATTAGATCCACAAAGAGTAAATATAAACGGTACTTATGTATTAGATCTTGAAGCAGGTAAAATATATTTTGATTCTTATTTTACACAAGGAGATTTAATAACACTAAGATATATTTCAGATGGTTTAGGAGATAACGGTGATTTTACAAACGTATTAGTTCCTAAATTAGCTGAAGATGCTGTATATGCAAATATATTATATAATTTAGCAAAGTTAAGACCAGCTGCCGCAGGCGCTGCTGCATTATATAAAAAAGAAGCTGCTGCTAAAATGCGTAATGCAAAAATTAGGCTTTCAAATATGAAACTTAAAGAGATTGGCCAAGTTCTTAAAGGCAAATCTAAATGGATTAAACACTAAAGTATGCCAGAAATTAAAAGGGTATTTAATGCTAGCCGAATGAATCAAGATTTAGATGATCGGTTAGTAGTACCAGGTGAATATCGTGAAGCATTAAATATAAATGTAAGCAAGTCAGAAGGTTCTGATATAGGTGCTATAGAAAATCTTAAAGGAAACAAAGAGATTGTAAGTACTTCTATATCAGGAGCAAAGACTATTGGTGTATTAAGAGATAACGGTAATGAAAAAATATATTATTTTATTACTAATAATGATAGCTTTGACCATTCAAATAGTAGTGCTAAACAACATCAAATAATAGAGTATGATCAAAAAGCAGATAAATCTATTATTTTAGTAAATAGTAATGCTTTAAACTTTCATACACAATTTCCTATAACAGGTATAAACCTTGTGGATACATTATTATTTTTTACAGACGATAGGAACCCTCCTAGAAAAATAAATGTTGATACCGCAAGAAATGAACCTGGTAAATATAATTTAGCATCAGATATAGATAATCTTATATCTGTAGCTAAGTATGCTCCTTTTACTGCAGCAGAAATATTAGCATTATCAAATACTGATGAAACTGGAGCTGTAATTACTTCAAACTTTTTAGAAAACAAACTTGTAAGATTTTCATATCGTTATCAATTTGATGATGGTGAATATAGTGTATTAGCACCTTTTACACCTATATGTTTTTCAAGATTAGGTAATCCTGATGCTATAAGTACAAGTACTATTGCAGATTTTGGCGAAATTGAAACTTTTGTAAATGCTGTTAAATCTGTACAGCTATCTGTACCTATACCAACAGGATATGGAATTACAGGTGTAGAACTTATATATAAAGAAACAGGTTCATCTACATTATATATTGTAGAAGACAAAACAGTTACAACAGAATCTTCTGTAAACTTTTTTTATAAATCTCAAGATCCTTTTAAAACTTTACCTTCAGATCAGCTTACAAGAATATATGATGCGGTTCCTATAAAAGCTAAATCACAAGAGCTAGCGGGTGGTAGACTTATATATGGTAATTTTTTACAAAATTTTGATATACCAGATATATCTTTTAGTGTTGTAAGAACAGGCGAAACTTCTGCTAGATATTCAACATTAGATACATCAATGTCTGTTAAATCAAGAAGAACTTATCAAGTTGGCATTGTATTAGCTGATAGATTTGGCAGACAATCTCCTGTAATATTATCCGCAACGGGTAATGATACTGTATTTATTGATGCTGCATCAGGAGATGTAAATAGTACAAATGTTTTTAATGCTTTAAGAGTTTCTTTTTCTGCTGCTGCTGTATCTATTTTAAAAAATTTAGGTTGGGCTTATTCTTATAGAATAGTTGTAAAACAAAGAGAGCAAGAATATCATAATTGGATTTCAATTGTTTCTTCTGCAAATGTAGTAGCTAGATTAGGTGATAGTATAAATAAAATTCCAAGAGATCAAACTGCTGTAATACCACCAAGCACAAGCAACACAATATCACCTTGTGATGTTTCTGTATACCCTAAAGTATTAAGTGGTGCTAATCAAACAACATCTAGTTTAACAAAAGTACAATCAATTAATAATCCTGCAGGTACGGCTAATGTGCCTACTGTAACAGATGCGGGCGCTTCAGTAACATCTGGTGTTTCTGTATATGAAACAGAGCCTGTTGAATCAGATTTAGATATATTTTTTGAAACATCTACGGGTGGCGAAATAGAAGATTTATCTAATACAGGTGCAACTATTGATGTTAGGTTTTTTAATTGTTATTTATTAAATTTTACATCAGGAACGCATATAGAGGTAAATAGATTAAGAGCTGGTTTCAATGAAAAAGCATTTGATGTTGGTGTTAGAGCTTATGTTGTAAAAGAAAATTTTGCAGAAGAAAGAAGATTTAATACTCTTATACATTCAAGCGGATTATTTAATTCAAGAACTAATATTAATTTTATAAATCAGTTTAATGAATCTGAAGGTGGTTTAACTGTTTCTTTAGATCCACAAGATGGCTCGGTACAGAAATTATATGCCGATGATACCCAAATAGTTATATTTCAAGAAGATAAATTATCTAGATCACCTATTAATAAAGACTTTATATATTCAGCAGAGGGTGGTGCAATACCGGTAACAAGTAATACACAATTTTTAGGAACTATAGCTCCTTTTGCAGGTGATTTTGGCATATCAAAAGACCCTCAATCTTTTGCTTCGTACGGATATGCAAGATATTTTACAGATAAAAATAGAGGTGCTGTATTAAGATTATCTCAAAATGGT